CCGCCCCCTGGCAGCCTGCCTGCGGGCTCGCGCCTCGCGCCCCCAAGCCACCGCCCGCTCGCGTGCTCGGGGCGCTCTGCAGGGCGCAGAGCGGCGGGGGGCGGGGGGCTCCCCAGGGGGCCACCCTTGCGAGCCGGGGGGTGGGGGGGTCCGGGGAGGTCGCCGGGGGGTCCGGCGACGGGGTACCCCATGCCTCAGTGTGCACAGAATCCCGGCACACCGCCCCCCTATTCAAAAAAACTGCGCGCGCGCCCGCCCCACGTTTCGCCATCGATTCACCACCGCGACGCGAACCGCCCAGGGATTCATGGGGCATCATCACTCTTGCGCTCTGGCCCTTGCATGGCCCATAGTCCTCTCACCGGGCACAACGCCCGCAACGAAAGGCCCCCGAAAATGAAGACCTCCCCGATTTCCTACAACGCATCCGACCGCCCCGTCCATCCCGCGCACGTTGCGCGCCTCGCGGGTTTCGACCCTGCGACGTTGGCCGATGCGCTGGAGAGCGGGCTCCGCGCGCTCTGCTCGCGCGTCGTGTACCTCGCGGCACCCCCCGGCTACCCGAGAGCGGGCGCGCTGCCGCTGGTCGGGGGTGCGCTGTGACCAAGCGAGAGCAGGCGAAGTTCGAGAAGCGCATGGCGGCATGGGGCGTGGAGATTCGGGCGGAGCACGCGGGGCTCCGCGCTCGCATCCTCGCGGCGCGACCGGGGTGGGACGCGACGGCGCTGGCGGGCATCGAGCGGTCGCACGGCCACGAGGCGGACGCGCCTGGACTCCGCGACATCCTCGCGGCTATCGAGCGGCACGACGCGCTCGCGGCGCGCTTCGGGGTGGCGTCGTGAACGTCACGCACTTCGTGTCGTTCGCGGACGGCTCCGGCGCGGAGATGCTCGCGGAGGTCAACGGCTTCCGCTTCCAGGCAAGCTTCGTTGCCGGACAGGTCGCGGTGCGCCCCCTCTCCAACGTCAACTTCCTGACTCGCACCTGGGGCTTCCTCGCGGCGCTCAAGTCGGTGGAGGTCGAGATGGCCGTGCGCATCGCGGCGCTCGGGTCGGCGTGGCTCGCTGCTCACCGCACGATGTACGGGGTGGCGTCGTGAACCGCGTCATGCCGAAGGGCTGCGAGTACCCGGTGCGGCTCGGGGATGGCGTGGCGGCACCGGGGGAGGACTGCTCCGGCATCGTCCTCTCCGGCTACGGCTCCACCGTGCTCGTGCTCTGGGAGAGCGGGGAGGTGCTGACGTACCACGCGGAGGACGTGGTGCCGCTGGCGGGCGCACGGGCGGGGACGCGCGGCGCGCGGGGGCTCGCGCTGCGGTGCCTCTCGTCCCTGGCGACGCTGGTGGACGACGAGCAAGAGCGCGCGGGGAAGCGGTCATGAGCACCGTCGAACTCACCCGCGGCGCTCGGGCGCTGGCGATGCGGCAGGCGCGCGGGTGCTACCAGCGCGCCATCCTGCGGGGCGAGCAGCGCATCTCGGGGAGCGACCTCCGCGGGGAGGCGCGGCGGTGGAGCAGGTGGTACGCCTTGAGCGTGGCGAACCTGCTGGCCCGATGCGCGGCGGCGGGAGTCGTCTGCGGTGAGCAGCGGGGGCACGGTGGCCTGCGCGTGCTGACCCTCTCGCTTGCGGAGCCGGTGGCCATCGACGCCACCGCGAGCCTTGCCGCGGGCGTGCTGACGTGCGCGACGGACGATGACGCCGCGCGCTTCCTGGCGGACCTCGCGCCGCGCCTCGCGGTGTACGGTGGGGCGCTGACTCTCGCGCGCGACGGTGCGGTGCTCCGGTTCGAGGGGGGCGCGGGCGAGGCAGTGGACGTGGTGCTCGACGCGCTGGACGCGGACGCCACGTTGCCGCGCGTGCGGCTCGGGGTGGCGGCGTGACTCGGGCGACCGCGGTGCTGGCGCTCGTGGTCTACGTCCACGCGCTCGCGGTGGACGAGCAGACGCGGCTGCGCGCCGCGGTGGCCAGTCTACGGCCCCCCGTCGCCCCGTAGCGGCGTCTGGGGGCCGGAGTCGGGGGGCAGGCTCGCGCCGTGCTCCCCGGCTCGCTTTGGGCGCAGGGCTCGCAACGGCTCGCGCTCTGCGGTAGGGTCGGCGCGGAGGCATTGAGCATGGCCAGTAGGCGTCGCGTTGCAGCAGAGTCAGAGCGTCAGGAACTCAAGGGCGGCACCGTCGTGGGGACGGTGGAGACGGTGGCACTCGACCGAGTGAAGCCGAACCCGTGGAACCCGAACCGGATGACGCCGCGGCAATTGGAGTCGCTGAAGCACGGGCTCAAGGAGGACGGGTGGCTCACGTCGCAGAGCATCCTCGTGTGGCGCACGGACGACACGGGGACGGCGAAGTACCTCATCATCGACGGTGAGCATCGTTGGCGCGCTGCAACGGCGCTCGGGTTCGTGGAGGGGCCGATGGTGTTCCTCGACGGCGTGACGGAGGCGCAGGCGAAGGCGCTGACCATCAAGCTCGACAACAAGCGCGGGAGCTTCGACCAGGAGATTCTGCGCGGGCTCTTGCGCGAGGTGCAGGAGCAGCTTGGGGACGAACCGGCGCTGGACCTTGGGTTCGAGGACGCTGCGTACCTCGCTCTCATCGCGGCACCGGGCAGCGACCTCGACGGCATCGACAACCCACCGGGGCAATCCACGTTCGAGGGCGTCATCCCGACCATGACCACGCAGGTGAACATGGTTCAGATCTTCCTCACGAGCGACCAGAAGGCGCTGTGGGACGAGCGCGTGCGCACGCTCGCTGGACGCTTCGGAACGCGCAACGCGACGGACACGGTGATTGAGGCAATCCGACTTGCCGCAGAGGCGTCCACGGCAGCGGCATGAAGCCGCTCATCATCCAGCTTCGCACGCGCGTGCCGGAGGAACTGATCAAGGCGCGCGTCGGAGCGCGCGTGGTGGACGACGACATCGGCATCGAGCTACGCGGCGACTGCGACGTGTACGCAGCGTCGGGCGCGCTGGTGTGCAAGCTCCGCCGCGGGGCCATCGGCCAGGAGACGAGTGACCGTGCGTACCCGCACCTCGCGCGTCTGGCGAGTCGCTACGGCTCGGTGAACCGCGGGCTCTACTCGGGGCTCCCGCGCGTGGCGAAGATCGGCAGCAAGGTCGGGATGACGGTGAACCCGGATGGCTCGCGCGCGACAATCAAGAGTTCCATTGGGGGGTACTTCGAGCCGCAAGGCGGGCGCTTCCCGTATTGCCGCACCACGATGTTCACATCAGCCGAGCCCGAGCGGTGGAACGAAGTGCTCCCGCTCATCCGAGAAGTCGGTGAGCACTTCGCGCGCGAGCTACCCGACCGCTGCAAGGTGCAGCGCGACTACGCGGAGAAGTGCTCGCCGTACTTCCGAATCGTCGGCACACCGTTCTCAACCATCACGGTGAACCAGAACATCGCGGGGACGATTCACCAGGACAAAGGCGACCTCAAGCAAGGGTTCGGCATCATCACGTGTCACCGCCGCGGGGCGTACACGGGAGGTCTGCTGACGTTCCCGCAGTACCGCATCGCGGTGGACCTGCGGGACCGCGACCTCATCTACTTTGACCCGCACGAGTGGCACGGCGTGACGGAGATGCAGAGCGCGGACCCGGACTACTCGCGCGTGACGGTCGTGTACTACTTCCGAGCGGGCATGACGAAGTGCGGCACGCCCGAAGAGGAAGTGGCGAAGGCGAAGCTGCGCGCCGCAGGGGCGAGTGTCGAGTGACGCTCCGCGACGACTTCTACGCGAGCGCGCGAGCGCAGATCGCATCGGGCGACATCGACCCGATGTACCCGGTGCTCCGGCGGTTCTACGAAGCGGAGCGGTGTGAGCGGGAGGTCGCGCTCTGGCGCACGCTGCTCTACGTCACGTGGTACCACGTGGGCTCCGCGTCGCTCGTGTGGCGTCGCATCCCCGAGCCGCGCCCGCTCACTGAGGGAGACGTGCGCGGGCTCTCCACTGGCACGGAGCGGCGGGGCTTCCGCGGCAACGTGATCGCGGCCACGCACGTCAACGCGCTGCTCGCGCTCGCGCAGAAGGCCGGGGGGCTCGCGCGCTTCGTGGACGGGCTCGTGGGCGACGGAGGCGAGACGGGTTGGGCACGCACGCGTGAGGCGTTGCAGGTGGTCGCGTGGCTCGGACCTTGGGCGAGCTACAAGTGGGCGGACCTTCTCAAGCACGTGCACGGCGCGCCCATCACGGCCAACGACATCGGCGTGGGCGGCAACAGCGAGACGGCTGGCCCCATCCCTGGGATGGTGCGGCTCACCGGAGAGAACTGGCGCGAGTGCGCCACGAACATCGGGTTGCAGAAGCGGCTGCTCGGGGAGGCGCGAGACGCGGGCGTTCCGTTCGACGGACTCGACCAGTTAGAGACGACGCTCTGCGACTTCAACAGTCTGTGCAAGGGCGGCTACTACATCGGTCACGACATCGACGCGCAGATGGACCACCTGAACGTCGCAACGGAACCGGGGCTGTGGGAGGCGCGCGCCACGTCGTTCGAGTCGCGCTACCTCGGTGAGCACCACGACTGGTTCGGCGTGCGCAAGAACCTACGGCCGGTGTACGCGAAGCATCAGAGGCTCGTCGTCCTGTGAGGGTGCATCTCGAAGGGATGGGCGTGCCTGGGTGCTTCCTCGCGTGGCACCTCGAACGCGCGGGAGTCGAGTGGACGTGGGACGACATCGACTCTCCGTTCAATGCGTGGAGCGCGTGCACGGGGGCCATCTACCCGAGCGGCGTGCCGTTCGACGTAGCCAATTACTCGCGTTGGCGCGCGTGGGTCGGGGGCTCTGCTCCGTGGCCAGCGTCGCTCACGCGCGAGTGCGTGGAGGAAGCTGGTTGGTGGTACTGCACGAAGGCGGCACCGCATGGCGGCAAGTACAAGACGGTCGCGACGGTGGGCGCGCTCAAGCGCGGTTCGGCAACGAGCCTGCACTACAACGCGCAGAAGTTCGTGCCAGCCACGCGCGAGGCGTTCGCGGAGCGGCGGCGCACATCGGCGGAGCCTGGTGCGCAGCGCGTCGTGACGCACGGCTTCGGGCGACGGAACCACCACGTGCTGTGGGGCTGGACGGTGCTCGTGAAGCTCGACATCGACCAGACGTTGCTCGCGCACGAGACGTGCGCGCGCCCGAGCCTCTACATGCGCAAGGGTCGGTTCGTGATGGCGTACGCCTACGCGGTGCCGGGGACGCCTTGGTGGTACTCGGGCTCGTCGCTCATCGTGCAGAAGGTTCCTAAGCAACTCGAAGTGCCGGAGAAGTTCGCGCGGTGGCGCATGAACTTCGAGGCGCTGGCGGGCGGGCTCGCGCGCGTGAGCGAGGTCGGGAGCGTCATCACGGGATGGCGACCCGCGGGAGCAGACGACAGTGCACCGCTCGTGTTGCGACTCGATGACGGCGCGCTGCACGTGCGTCCGTTTTGGAACAGCGGAGTGCGGCACTCGCCGGTACTCGTGGAGGCAGTGATGGACTCATTGGGTGTCGCGTGACGGTTCTGTTCGTGGTCGGTCCTCCGGGTGTCGGCAAGACGACGCTCGTGCGGCGCTTGCTCAACACCCCGAGCACGCTCATCGAGAGTCCTAAGTGGACGGTCGGTGAAGATGTTTGCGCGGCGGGGCACTACTCCGGCGGCACGTTCGATGGCGCGGACACGGTGCCGTACAACGGCGTGCAACTCGCGCTCGCGTATTGGGAGTCGTGTCTCACCGACCGCTCGCTCACGATCTTCGACGGCGACCGCTTCTCTCACGCGGGCACCATCGCGTGGTTCAACGCGCGCGGTGTTGAGCCGGTGTGCCTCGCGCTCACCGCACCCGACGACGCGCTGGCAGCGCGCCGCGCTGCTCGGGGCTCGAAGCAGAACCCCTCGTGGATGAAGGGGCGCGTCACCAAGGCGGCGCGCTTCGCAGACAGCTTCCCCACTCCACGAGTGCTCCGGCTGGACGCCGGGAACTCTACGGAATCACTGGAAGTTTCCCTGCGGGAATGGCTCGCCAGATAGTTCTTGTCGGTCGGGGCGGAATTGGTTTATGATGGGTTTCGGGTCGAGTTTGACCCCAACGAAAGGCCCCCCCAATGTCCTACGAAACCGCTCCCGCCACGCTGATGCTCGCGACCCGTTGTGCCTGCTGCTCGCGTCCCCTCTGCGACGCCATCAGCGTCGAGACTGGCGTTGGCCCCGAGTGCCGTCGCAAGCACGGGTTCAACGACGCGCAGGGTGAGCCGGACTGGTGCGCGGCGCTGGTCCTGCTGGACGGGCACGTGAGCACCGCCGACATGCACGCAGCCGCGATGGCGGGTGAGGGCGAGTACGACGCGCGAGCGGTGGCCAACCTGCTCGTGCACCGCATCGCCTGCCGGTCCTCCGCTCGGGTGGACGGCGCGGTGCTCGCGATGACTGCGGCCATCGGGGCGCTCGGGTTCGTCACCCTGGCGAACAAGATCGTGGAGCACGGCGCGGGCAAGGTCGAGGTTCACGCGGTGGGCGACCGCCTCGCGGTGACGACCCCGTACAATCAGGCGTTCGTCGCCGCGCTCAAGGCGGCGCGGGTCGGCGCGCGGTGGGACGGGGCGAGCAAGGTCTGGACGGTGCCCACGGACCCGAGCGCGCGCAAGGCGCTGTGGGGCGCGCTGCGCTCGCACTACGCGGGAGCCTTGCTGGTTTCGGACACGGGCACCACCACGGTGCCGCACGCGGCGTGAGCCGCCCCCGCTGCGCTCCGAAGGGGAGCACGCCGGTTCGATTCCGGCGCAGCGGGCCAGGGGAGAAGGTTCCCCGAGAAAGCAGGAATACAGATGGCCAAGGTTTTTGTTTACGGGACTCTGCGAGCGGGCGGTGCGCTGCACGCGCACATGAAGGGCGCGGACCTCGTGTGCTCGGCGGGAGGCGTGCGCGGGTTCGCGATGTTCGACCTCGGGTTCTACCCGGCGGTGGAGCCCATGCAGACGCCGCACGCGGTGGTCGTGGGCGAGGTGTACGAGGTGGACGCGGCGCTGCTCGCGCACCTCGACCGGGTGGAGGGCGTGCCGAGCCTCTACTACCGGACGCTCACGGACGTGGTGGTGGGCGGAGGCAGCGACGGTGAGGACACGGTGGAGGCGTTCATCTACGTGATGCGCGAGGGGCAGGCGCGCGGGGAGCGCGTGCGCGGCGGGGACTGGATGGCGCACACGGCGGGGCGGGTGGCGCTGTGAGCAGCGAGGGCAAGGCGGCGCGGCGACTGGTCGCGCGCGGACCCGCGCCGCTCGCGCGCTCGCTGGTGTTCAGCTTCGGCTCGAACCTCCACGAGCCGCAGCTTCGAGAGCGATGCCCCGATGCGATGCAGGTCGGTCCCGCGACGCTGCACGGGTTCCGCCTGGCGTTCGTCGGGCACTCCGCGCGATGGGGCGGGGCGGTGGCGACGGTGCGCTCGACCCCGAAGGCGGAGACGCCGGGGGAACTCGTACTGCTCACGGACGCGGACCTTGCGCGCCTTGACGGGTTCGAGGGAGCGCCCACGGTCTACAAGCGGACGCGGGTGCAGGTGCAGACACACGCGGCGTCGGGTGCGCGGCGCGAGGTGAGCGCGTGGACGTACGTGCGGGACGGTGAGGAAGCGGACCCGAGCCTCACCTACGTCTCGCGCATCGCGTGCGGGTACGGGCGGCTCGGCTACGACGACGCACCCATCGTGCGAGCGATCCACGCCGCGAGCAAGGCGCGGGCGCGGCGCTGGGAGGCGTTCAACGCCGCGGTGGAGCCAGCGCCCCCGGTGGCGCAGGTTGGCGGCGCGCGCCGCAAGCGGGAGCGCATGAGCGACTACATGGACGAGCTGTTCCCGAACGACGACCGGCGCAGCAACCCCGATGAGCACGGCGCGGACGTGCTCGCGGACCTCTCCGACGTGCCCCCGTCCTGGTATCGCGGGAGGGCGTCGTGAAGCGCCGGGTGGAGATCCTGCTCACCGTGCCGGACGACGGCGTGGTGGAGCGGGTGCGCGCGCTCGCGGCGAAGCATGGGTGGGCGGTGGTGCAGGTGCACCGGGGGGAGAGCCAGCCGGGGGCGCGACCGATGGCGGAGCTTGCACCGGAGGCGGTGAGCAGGATCGTGGCGCTGCACGAGGCGGGGGGGCTCACGTACCAGGGCATCGCGGACGTGCTGAACGTGGCGGGCGTGCGGGGGGCCAAGGGCGGGCGGTGGTGGCCCAAGACCGTTGCCGCGGCGCTCCGGCAGGCGCGGGCGGCGGGGTTCCCGCAAGGGGCGGGGCGCAAGCCCGCCTAGCTGCCCCCCTGGCGCGCCGGGGGGTTCCCTGGCGCGCCAGCGGGGGCTATCCTCCGCCGATGAGCGCGGCAGAGGACATCGACCTCGCGCACGCCGCGGTGCTCTGGCAGGCGGAGCAGGCGCGCGAGGACTCGAAGAAGTTCTTCGAGTTCGTCATGCGACGCGAGCACGACGGCGCGCTGGTGGACTGCGCGCCGCACCAACGCGCGCTGCTCGACTTCGTGGAGGCGCACCCGATGTGCGTCATCAGGATGCCGGTCGGGACGAGCAAGACGTTCTGCATGGCGGCGATCACGCTGCGACTGCTCGGGCGTGACCTGTCCTCCCGCGGTGCCATCGTGAGCGCGACGCAGGGGCAGGCGATGAAGCCGCTCTCGCTGGTGCGCGACACCATCGAGACGAGCGACGCGCTGCACATGGTGTTCCCGGCGCTGCGGCGGAGCAGGCGCAAGACGGACTCGTGGACCATCAGCGAGATCACGGTGGACCGCCCGCCAGGTATCCGCGACCCGTCGCTCATCGCGGTGGGCATCGACGGCGCGCTCTCCGGTGCGCGCCTCTCGTGGGTGGTGGTGGACGACATCCTCGACCGCGAGAACACGGCGACGCCCGCGGGCTTGCAGAAGGTCCACGAGTGGTTCGACTCCACGGTGCTCTCGCGCATCGACCCAGAGGGCGGGCGCGTCGTCGTGACGAACACGCCGTGGAACCCAGACGACTTGACGTACCGCCTGGAGGCTGCGGGGTGGCCGACGCTGACGATGGACGTGACGGGCAACCTGCGCATCACGAACGCGCCGGACTTCGACTCCAACGACATCGTGCCGAGCGCGCGCGAGGGGGAGGTGTACCGACTGGCGACGCACGCGGAGCCGCGCAACGAGCGCGAGGAAGTGAGCGACGAGACGGTGCCGCTTTGGCCGGAGCGATACTCGTGGGAGCAAATCGAGTCGCTGCGCAGCAAGCATCTCCCGCACCGCTTCAATCAACTCTACCTCTGCATCTGTCGCGCTGACGACACGGCGCGGTGCAAGGCGGACTGGATAGATCGATGCAAGGCGCAGGGGCGCGGCACCACGTTGCAGAGCGAGTACCTTGGGGGCAACACGACGTTCACCGGAGTGGACCTCGCGGTGGGCAAGGGGGCGAGCTACGACGCGACGGCGTTCTTCACGTTCGAGCATCTGCCGGACGGCAAGCGGAAGATCATCGACGTGGAGTTCGGGCAGTGGGACGCGCCCACCATCGTCTCGAAGCTCATCGACAAGGCGCAGCGATACAAGAGCATCGTGCGCGTGGAGAACAACGCGGCGCAGGACTACATCAGGCAGTTCGCTCGCGCGCAGAACGCGAGCATCCCGATCCGCGCGCACGCGACGGGGCGGGGCAAGGCTCACCCGGAGTACGGGGTGGAGGGGCTGTTCATCGAGCTACAGAACGCGGCGTGGATCATCCCGTGCGACATCCACGGGCGGTGTCATCCCGCGGTGCAGCAGTGGGTGGACGACTGCCTCTACTACCAGCCGGACGCGCACACGGGCGACGTGCTGATGGCGGCGTACCTCGCGCGGGAGCAGGCGCGGGAGTTCGGCATGATGAGCGGCGTGACGACCATCGGCGCGGTGAACCACGCGGCGGGGCTGGCCACGTCGTTGCTGACACGGTAGGCTGCGCGCGGAGGTGCCCGATGAACTCAGTTGTGATTTTCGATCCCCACGGCGTCGAACCCGAAGGGGAGATCCTGACCGCGCAACGTCTCGCGGTCGCGCGCTCACACGGCGTGGTCGCGCTCCCGGTAGACGTGGACATGATGCGCGCCACGGCGCTCGGTGGGTACGCGAAGCGTTCGTATGGCAAGGGCTGGCGCTTCGATGCGCTCCGCGCGGGACGCGGGTGCCCGCTGGTGCTCTACGCCGCGGCGGCGCACCAGACGCTCCACTGGGCGGTGCGCCTAGTCGCCGATGGACCCGAGCGGCATGGGCAGCTTCGTGTTGCGGTGGACACCGGGCAGCTCGGCGTGAACGCATCGGGGTTGAGCCCGGTGACGCCCCCGATCTTGCCAGCTGACCTCGGCGAACCCGATGCGGGCGGAGGGTGGACGTGCATCGGGCACGGCACGCTCTCGCTCCGCGACGACTCACTGGCGGGCTTCATGCTGTACGGCACGCTCACCGGGGTTCGAGTCGCGTGGTGGGCCGTCTCGCAGGGGAGCGCGGAGCAGTGACGCAGAAGCAGATGTTCGCGGAGTGCGTCGCGCTCGCGCCAGACTTCCGGCTCGGGCTCGCGTTCGTGGTGCTCGGGCGCTCCCTCGTCTGGTACGGAACGCCCCGCGCAACGGGCGTAGCCTTGACGGCTGGCGTGCAATTCCCGGCAGACAACCCCGCGGAGCCGCTGCTCGACTTCCTGCTTCAGCAGGCACTCGTCACGCTGACTCAAGCGGTGTAGGCTGACGGCGCGATGCGCAACCTCATCGATTCGCTCGTCCACAACGTACTCATCCATCCGTTGCTGTTCGTGCGCGACGTGGCGGAGCGGGCGGGCTTCATCGGCGTCGCGTTGCTGCTCTCGCGAGTACACGACGAGCACTGGGCGTGGGGGGAGTCAGAACACGAGTTATCACCGCCACCGCAGTACCCGTGGACCGCGGAGGCGGAGGCGATGGTGTACCGGGGACGCAAGGCGCGCCCGACGCCCGCGGAGGCGTCGCCGCTGACCGGCAGCGCCGCTGACCGGATGCAGCGCGCACGCGGGGCTCACTGATGGTCGCGCAGGTCATCCGGCTGACGGACAGGAGTATCGCGCTCGCGTCCAGCTTCGGCGTGGACGAGACGACGCTTGGCCCCCCGTTCCGCTCGAACGCGCTGCTCACGTCGGAGCGATACCGGCTGCTCGACCGGCGCAGCTCGTACTACTCGTGCACGCACCACGACTGGAAGCAGTACGACTTCGACGCGCGCTCCATCCCGGTGGGGAACCCGTTGCTGGGTCAGCCGCTCATGGCGAGCGAACCCGCGAACTGGTACGTGCCGCTCCGCTGGCGACGCCCGAGCGCGCCGTACCGTCTCGCGCGCGTGATCGTCGATTCGTTCACGAACCTCATCCTCGGCTACCAGCGGTGGCCAACGATCCGGTGCGCGGAGGACTCGGAGACCGAAGCGTTTGTGCGCGCGCTCGTGGACGCGACGCGGCTGCGCACGGTGCTCATTCGAGCGCGCTCCATCTGCGGGAGCGCGGGCACGGTGGGCATCTCGTGGGGCATCACGCGCGGGACGCCTCGCGTGCAGGTGCATCACCCGCGGACGCTGTACGTGCATCGGTGGGCGGACCGTGAGCGATTGATTCCCGCGCACGTCACGGAGATTTACAAGTTCCCTCGCGACGAGTGGGACGTCGAGAAGAAGCTGTTTCTGCGGAACTGGTATTGGTTCCGACGCGACTGGACGGAGACGAGTGACGTGGCGTTCCACGAGGTGCGCGCGGACCTTGCGGCGGAACCGTCGTGGGTCGTTGACGAGGAACTTAGCTACAAGCACGACGACGGTTTCGCGCACTTCGTGTGGTGGCCGAACCTCCCGAGCGACACGGACGACATTGACGGCGTGCCGGACTACGAGGGGCTGTACGAGAACTTCGAGGCGCTGGACTTGCTGAACAGCACGCTCGTCCGGGGCACGACGCTGAACCTGGACCCGACGCTCATCCTCAAGCTCGACCCGGAGATTGTGGCGCGCACGGGCGTGAAGAAGGGCAGCGACAACTCGCTGGTGGTCGGGCAGAGCGGCGACGCGCACTACATGGAGCTTCAAGGCACGAGCGTGCAGGTGGGCACGTCGTTGTTCACAAAGATGCGCGAGGCGGCGCTGGAGGTCGCGCAGTGCGTGGTGCCGGACCCGAATCAGATCGGAGCCGCGGGCACGTCGTCCGTCGCGCTCAAGGTCATCTACGCGCCGATGCTCGGGAAGGCGGACGTGCTGCGCGGGCAGGCGGAGCAGGCGCTCCACGACCTGCTCATGCAGATGGTGACGAGCGCGCGCAAGGCGATGGACGCGGTGCCGCTCGTGGTGGTGAAGGAGGACGGCAGCGAGGAAGAATCGGTACCGTCCCTGAACCTTCCGCCGCGCATCGTGACGGAGGACGTGCTGGACCCGGACACGGGGGAGCCCACGGGGGAGCGGCGCGAGACGGTGGTGGAACTCAAGCCGGGGCGCGGCGAGACGCTGCGCTTCGATTGGGGCGACTACTTCCTGCCCACGGCGCAGGACCAGCAACAGACGGCGGCGACGCTCACGCAGCTTGTCGCGGGCACGCTGCTCTCGCAGGAGAGCGGCGCGGACTTGGCGAGCCGCATCGTGCGCATCGACCCGCGCGCGGATTGGGATCGCATCGCCTCGGAGAAGAAGGCGAAGGACGCGGCGCAGGCTGCGATGATGGGCGGCGACATGGGCGGCGCGGTGGACGCGGTGGACGAGCTACCGCCAGGCGCGTCGGAAGGCGAGGCACCTGCGGAGGGCGAGGCGGCACCGGCTGCGGCGGCACCGGAGCAGACGACCCCCGCGGTGGGCGACAGCATCGGGAACTTCACGCTCGGCGTGTCGGACCTGGCGAGCATCGTCACGGTCAACGAGGGGCGCGCTACCAGCGGGCTCGGGGCGCTGCTCACCCCGGCTGGCCAGATCGACCCGGACGGCTACCTGACCATCGCGGAGTTCGGCGCGAAGCGGAAGGCGGACGCGGACGCGCGCGCGAAGATCGCGGTGGACGACGCGAAGGCGGACAACGAGGCGGCAGCGGCGGGACCGGATGCGGCTGGCGCACCGCCCGTGAATCAGTACGGGACGCCCGATGGCCAACCGCCTTTCACCGGCTGATGTACTGCGGCTGAACCGGCAGCAAGCGCGGGCGCTCGCGGAGCGGGTGGGGACGGCTCCGATCCGCGCGCTGCTCACCGACGCGCACAACGACCTCCGCAAGCGCATCGACGCCGCTACCCGAGGCTTCGACCCGGCGACGCCCACGGGGCTGCGGGAGATGCGGGTGACGCTGGCGCAGGTGGAGGACGTGACGCGCTCGCTGGCGAAGGACTTGGGGACGACGACGGCGCGCGCGGCGAAGCAGGTGGCGGAGGTGAGCGTGAGTGGGATGACGCGCTACCTGAGCGACGCGCAGAGGGCGTACGGGAGCAAGGCGCGCCCGCTGGCGCTGCGCGAGGGGGCGATGCTGCGGCGGGCGGTGCAGGGGGCGGAGAGCACGGTGCTGCGGCGGCTGGCGACGACGGAGAAGGCGCGGGAGGCGGAGCAGGAGGAAGGCGGGGAGGCACCCGACACCGCGCCGCGCATCTCGCTGGACCGAGAGACGAGCGTGCTGTCCCGGTACTCCGTCGCCACCATCGGGGAGTTCGAGACGCAGCTATCGACGGCGGTGGCGGTGGGCAAGCCGTGGCTCGCCACGCGGGAGGCGCTGATTCAGCAGAGCCCGTTCCTGCAAGGCGCTCCGGTGTCGTGGGCGGAGCGCATCGCGCGGACGGAGACGATGGGGGCGTACAACCGGGCGGGGTGGGAGGGCATCCGAGCGGCGGACGACGACCTCGGGGACATGGTGAAGATCCTGTGCGCGAGCTTCGACGCGCGGACGGGGTGGGACTCGTACCAGGTGCACGGACAGATCCGGTTGCCGGACGAGGCGTTCGAGTGGGCGGGCGGGCTGTACCAGCACCCGCCGAACCGGCCGAACGATCGCGAGGTGGTGGTGCCGCACCGGAAGTCGTGGTCCATCCCTCCCGAGCTAGCGTGGCGCGGGGACGGGGAGGTGATGGCGGCGTGGCTGCGGGACCGGAGGAAGGGCGCACCGCCTGCTCGCCCCGACATGACCACGGTGCCACTCGACCAGTTCGGCAAGGGCTGATAACATCCCGCCCATGTCTCGACCGGCAGAGAGTGTAGACGCCCCGCGAACGTCGCTCCATCTCGTCCAGAGCGAGTTCCGCGAACTCAAGCGCCCGACGACCGGAGTGCTACGCGGCGAAGGTCGCGCGGTCGCGGTCGCCAAGTTCCGCGAGCTAGCGCGGCGCATCGAGTCGGGGGAACTCGACGGTGCGCGGGTGCAGTGGCGTCAGGTCACTGAGGGGAACCCGGATGGGATCGAAGTCGTCGAACTCACCGACACCACCGTCCAGCTGATCGCGTACAGCATCGAGGCTTGAACCATGGCGCTCAATCCGAAAACTAGCATCGCGTCTCGCAACCTCGCACTCAACGCCGCGTTCGACATTCTGAACTCGGGACACCTGCTCATCTACGACGGGACGCAACCGACCGACGCGGACACGGCACTCGGCGCGCAGACGCTCCTGGCCGACCTCACCCTGAACGCTACGGCGTTTGCCGCAGCAGCGGCAGCGAGCAAGGCGGCCAACGCCATCACGACCGACTCCAGTGCGAACAACACGGGAACTGCCTCGTGGGGTACGCTGGTCGTCACGACGCGTGCCACCACGGGTACGCTCGATTTCTCGGTGGGCACGTCCGGCGCGAACATGAACCTGAACTCGGTCGCGATCTCGTCCGGCGCTGCCGTGTCGTGCACGGCTGCAACCATCACGCAGGCGGCATGACCATGAACGTCTACATCATCAGGCACCAGGCGGCCGGGTACATCCCCGAGTACATCTTCGCCGAGACTCCGAGTCAGCAGCAGATGGCGGCGGTCTACGCCATGTGCGATCAGCGGTACGGGCTCACGCATCCGAAGACGCAGGAGCGGTACTGGATTCGATGGGTCGCGATTCCGCTGCAAGACGCGAGCGACCTCCCGATGCCGGGCGACCAGGACACGGCGAACTTCGGCGGGAACGCCGTGGGCGCTGCCGTGCCTGGGCCGGTGATGAGCGCAACCGGCACCGTCACGAACCCGGAGTGATCTGACTCATGGCCATCGACGACAACATCGCGGTCCAGGGGCAGGGCACGACCACGCCTGGCGCGCTGTCACTGATCAAGACTCTGGCGATCCCGGTCAAGACAGCATCGGGTCAAACCGTCGAGGTCCAGGGCGTGATCTTGGTCGATGAGTATGGCGGCGTCTCGTACCCGATGAGCGAGACGACCGGAATCAAGATTCTGGAGACACTGGTCATCCTGAACAACAACATCGCCCTGCTGGGCGGCGGCATCGTGATCAAGACAGGAATGTAAGCACATGAGCAATCAACGAGTTCTCACCAGGCATCAGGTCTCCCGCGTCAAGCCGACGCTCACCCCGCAGAACACGGATGTCGATTCGCGTTGCATGGGTGACGGTGCAGCTTTCGTGCAGAATCTCATGTCGACCAAGCATTCGCTGGTCGATGAGGGGTCGTACTTCGTCACGACCAACCCGATCCCACAGACCGTCCTCGCATACGGATCTGCCGGTACGCAGGCGGCCTTCTCCGACACGGTCCCGTTCATGCAGCTGATCAACACGGCGGGGCCGCAGGATGCGAACGCTCCGATCGTGTTTTTCGACTATCTGAAGCTGCTCCAGATCGGAGGCACCGCCCCGGCCACCACGACGAGTGTGGGGTACGCGATCAAGGTGGACAACGGGTTCCGAGCCTCGACAGCAGGCACTCCCGTGGTCGCCGTTCCGGTCTGTCCGAACCAGCAGCTCGCCACGGTCGCTCCGGCGGGTCGTGTCATCTACTTCACCGGCGCGGTCGCCACGATCCCGGCGGCATCGGCTGCGGCTCGCCTGGTCTCGCGGGGACAGCTCAAGGGCGGCCCCACCCTGGTGCTCGATGAGTACTGCCTCGCGAGCGGCATGGTCGATTCTCCTGCCAACGGTGGCTACCTCACGACGGTCGCGACCTACACGACGCGTTGTCCTCCCATCGCGGTTGGTCCGGGCCAGTCCATGACGATCCACCTGTTCTTCCCCGGCGGCGCGACGAACCCGTTCAGCTACGAGTTCGAGCTTGGGCACTTTGAGCGGTAACGGACAGACGCGGTTGTGAGCCGCGTCGAGCACCAACATGGGCGGCCTCATCCAGCAGATCGGTAAGCTTCTCGTCGGGAAGACGAAGCCGAGCTACATGCAGCAGAACACCCGTGCTGCTGCGCGGGGCTCGCCCTTTGGTGAGCAGTATGTCCAGAGTGTCATCCCGACCAAGCATGTGCTGGCTGAGGAGGGCTCGTACTTCGTTGTGACGACGCCGGTGCCCGGCACGGCGATCACCTACGGGTCTGCCGGTTCACAGGCCACGTTCTCGGACACGGTCCCGTTTCTCCAGATCGCGAACGTTGGGAGCGCGTCCGGCAGTGAACTGGACCATAACCCGACGCCAACGATCTGGCTCGACTACCTGAAGATCATCAGCACGGCGGTGCCCGCGACCACCACTGGACTCCAGGCCGCGATCGTACTCGACAACGGTGCACGGACAGCGACGGCGGGGACACCGGTGATTCAACCGGCCAAGTGCTCGCACATGGGCCTGTCGCTGGTGCCATCGGTTGCGGCCGTGACCACGTTTGCTGGCGCGGTTGCGACGATCCCTGCGTCGTCTCAGCAGAGCCGGATTATCTCGCGGTGTCAGCTCCAGTCGGGTGTGATCACTGCTGGCGACGAGTACACGATCAGTGCTGGAGTCGTGGACAGTGTGAACTCGGCCACCTACGGCATCCTCGTGGGTACGCACATGACGCGCTGTCCTCCGTTCGGTATCGCTGCGGGACAGAGCGCGACGGTCCACCTGTGGATCCCTGGCGCGACCACGTCTGGATTCAGCTACGAATTGGAAATGGGATTCTGGGAACGGTAAGGCGGCATGGCCGTCCTCACACTGTTGGGTGGGCTGGCGCTAGTCGCTGCACCTCCCCTGGTCGGCGTACCGACCAATGATGGCGACTTTGGCAGGTACGTCGAGCCCGTAGTCGTAGCGGACCCGACCCTCCTACCGTTTGCGCCGGGTGTCGGGGATCGCTCTGCGAAGTACCTATCGACCAGCGCGAACGGTACCAGAGGAGACAGGTCTGGACTCGTCTGGGGACCGGCTGCGTCACCACCGACCCCGTTCATCAACCCGCGTGGAAACCGGGACGCGACCGGTGTCTACACCCCGACCACCGCAAATGGTACGCGGGGGGATCGTGCTGGACTTGTCTGGGGGTCGCCCACGGTGGCTCCGACCCCATTCATTAATCAGAGGGGAAATCGCAGCACCGAGTACAGATTCAACGCGCCACGTGGCGATAGGGCACCGGGGCCCCCGGTCCAGCAGCGTGTGGTGCAGAACTTCCCGTTCTTCACCTCCCTGACCCTGGCGCCACCGCCGCCACCGCCGCCACCGCCTCCGGTTCAGCTGTCGTTCCAGCTCGATCCGTTCGACGTGATCGGGGCGTTCTCGACACTCGTGCTGTCGTCGTTCGCGATGACCGCCCTTGGGTTCGTCACGTACACCGGTGCCCTCACCGCCGCGATGAGTCCGTTCGGAACACCGGGTCCGCGCCCGGTTGTGGAGTACCTGCTCAATGAAGCGGGCTCCGGGCTCGGAACCGGCACTGTCCTCGACGATATGGCCAGTCCGTTGAACCTGACCATCAACTACGACATCGGTGGCCTGACCTATGCACAAGCGTCGTGGGGACGGGGGCTGACCTGGGATGCGACGCTCGGCAGCGCGGTGGCCGCGACGTCTACCCTGACCGGTACCAAGATCAAGACCGCGATGGATGGGCAGACCAAGGCGTCGCTCGAAATCGTGGTGAATGCTCCGCAGCTCGGCACAATCTTGGTCGGCATTGGCGACACCAACAACGCCACGTTTCTGTTCAACTCGAATGACACATGGGTGTTCGACTGCTCCGGCGCACAGGGGCCGGGTGGCATCCTTCAGATCCCGCTAACGATTGGTCGTTGTGTCATCTGCTTCGTTTTCGACTCGACTCAGAGCACCGCGTCGAACCGACTCACGGCGTATGTCAACGGCGTAGCGGTGACACCGCTCCTGAACTCGGCACCGTCGCTCAACGCGACATTCTCGATCGCTGGAGCACGCAAGTTCTTCATAGGCGCCGATGGCGTTGTTACGGCCCACGACTCGGACGTGTGGTACGCGGCGCTCTACGCGGGCACTGCCCTGTCTGCTGAACAGGCCAGGGTCCATGCCGGGGTGCTGCTCGGTAACGATGACACGCTGGAGCTGAACAACCTGGACGCACTGACCGGAACCGTTGGTGGAGCCGCGGTCACCGGCACGCTAGACGCTGCATGTTCCCCGTTTGCGGTTGCCGCGACGGGAGCCCAGACCTTCACCGGTACCCTCACCGCTGCCTGTTCTCCCTTCGCGTTCACAGCGAGCGGCGCCCAGACGTTCTCGGGCACCCTCACCGCCGCGTGCTCACCGTTTGCGTTTGCCGCGACGGGAGCCCAGACGTTCTCGGGCACCCTCACCGCCGCGTGCTCACCGTTTGCGTTTGCCGCGACGGGAGCCCAGACGTTCACCGGCACCGTGACGGCGGCGTGCTCTCCATTCGCGGTTGCCGCGACGGGAGCCCAGACGTTCTCGGGCACCCTCACCGCCGCGTGCTCTCCGTTTGCGCTCGACGCGGCGGGGAACGTTTCTAGCGGAGCAGTCACCGGCACGTTGGATGCGGCGTGCTCTCCATTCGCGTTCGCCGCGACCGGGGCTGAGACGTTCACGGGGGCGCTGAGTGCTACCTGTTCTCCCTTCGCGTTCGCAGCGACCGGCACCGAGACCTTCACGGGCACCCTCACCGCCGCGTGTTCTCCCTTCGCGTTCGCCGCAACCGGGGCGGTAATTCTCGCCATCACCGGGACGGTCAGCGCAGCGGCATCCCCGTTCGCTTGCGCAGTGGTTGGCACGCAGACGTTCACGGGCGCGCTTACCGCGACGCTCTCCCCGTTCGCGCTGGATGCCATCGGTGTGCTGACGTTCACGGGCGCGCTTACCGCGACGCTCTCCCCGTTCGCGCTGGACGCCATCGGCGTGGTGACGTTCACGTTCACGGGCACGTTCTCCGGGGCGCTCTCCCCCTTCGCGCTGGACGCGACCGGGCTGTATGGCTCCGCCCCGCCCCCGTTTTGCAGAGGTCTCGCGGACGTCGATGAGTCGCTCTCGCTGGTGTTCTTTCTGGAGCCGCTGGCGTTCGCGATTCCCATCGTGGTCTCGGCGCCGGTAGTTCCGGCGCGGCAGATTGCCGTCGTGGAAGCGCCGGTTGAATCTGCCGTGGTGCTCTCGCAATCAATTCGTGCAATCGTGGTCTCGTGCTGAGAGGACTCGCCGATGTTCTTGATCAAGAAAGATGACACGCTCCCCTCGTTTGCGGCGTTGCTCAAAACGAAGGTGGAGGACGCGAACGCGCAGCCGGTAGACCTGACCGGCGCGGCGGTGCGGTTCAAGATGCAATCGCTCTCGGGTGGCGTGCTCAAGGTGGATTCGCCCGCGGTGATCGTCGATGCGGTCGCGGGCTCGGTGTCCTACGAGTGGGCAGCCGGGGACTCGGACACCGTGGGGCAGTACCGCGCCGAGTTCGAGGTCACGTTCCTCGGCGGTCAGGTGTTGAGCTTCCCGACGAACGGGTTCCTCCCCGTGCAAGTCGTCACGTCGATCTAGGCCATGGGAACCGCCCCGCCGAAAGACGCCCCGCCACCCGGAGCACCCGCGGCACCGGGGGTCGCGACGACGACCCTCACGGGGGGCTCTGTCAGCCTCTCTACGAGCGTTTCCCCGACCATCTCAACGGGGGGCGGCTCGGGTGGCGGAGGCGGCTCTATAGGGCCAGCAGGGCCGCCAGGGCCGCCAGGGCCGCCAGGACCAGTTCCGCCCGGCACCGCGGTCGGACAGACGTTGATTTGGAACGGGTCGATGTGGTGGCCGGGCACGGACTTCGGCGCGCAGCCACTCACCACGTCGGGTGCGCTCTCGGTGGGCGCTGCGCTTGCGACGGCGCTGACCATCTCCTCGCTCGGGCTAGGCGTCGCTCACGTCAGCGCGGGCGGCGCCATCTCGTCATCGTTGATCGTCAACGCGGACATCACGCCGGGGACGTTGACGCCCGCGAGCCTGAGCCCCGGTGCGGCCAACACGGTATTCGTTACGAACGCGGGCGCGACCGCGGTGACGACCGCGCTGCTCCTGAACGCGAACGTAGATCCGGCGGCGGCGATCGTGGTGACGAAGCTGGCGGCGGGCGCGAACGGCGCTGCGCTCGTCACCGTCGCTGGCGTGCCGACGTGGGCGGCGCCAGGCGGCGACCTATCGGGCTCGTACCCAAGCCCGACCGTGGCCAAGATCAACGCCACGACGGTCACGACGGCGGGCGGCGCCCTCACGACGGGCACGGTGTTACGTGTCACCGGCGCGGCGTCGGCCGATTGGGGCGCGGTGGATCTCGCGAACGCGAGCGCGGTGACGGGCGCGCTGCCAGTGGGCAACGTGGCGCCAAGCGGAACCAACGGGCAGGCGTTGATTACGACGGCGGGCGTTGCCGCATGGGGCACGGATTTCGGCGCGCAGACACTCACGACTACCGGGCAGATCGTCGTGAACGTCTCGGGCGCGGTGGTGCGGCTAGGTCTCGCGGCGGGCAGTGGCGCCGGTGTTGCTAGCTCGGCGGCTACCGGCATGATCAGGATCCCGCGCGGTTCCGTCACCGTGGTCATGGCGCGCAACGAATCGGACACTGCTGATATAGAAGTGTTGCGCAACGCGACGGCCGGTGCGTTTGTTACGCTCGGGAATAGCACTACGTCGACGACGAACATCATTGGATTCACGGTCGTCAACCTCGGCGTAGGCGCGTCTACACAAGTTCTACGCGTGTTCTCGAATGAAGTGCGACACGACTGCGCCCTAGTGTCATCGCACCCAACGATCAATAGCACTTTCGGGCCGTATGACAGCGGGAACCCGAACCTTACAGGGCCGCTAGTTCGGTTTAAGGGGCAGACTCTCTCGGGCGCGAGTGGCGGGAATCTCGTGGCCGGATCCGCGCAGTTCTCGGGCGGGGACGTACTGAGTACGACGACATGCACAAACGCCACTGGCGGTTTAGCAACGCTCCGAGGCGGCGACGCGAGCACCGGAACCGCCACGAACATCGGTGGCAACGTCACGATCCGTCCCGGACACGGAACCGGCACGGGCGCGGCGGACGGTACGCTAACGATCCAAGACGGCGCGAGCACCAGCCAAGCGTCCGTCACTAGCGGGGGGTTCAACGTCACGAGCGTTCTGACGATGAATGTCGCCGCGTCCGGCGCTATCGCGCGGTTCGGCCTTGTCCCCGGTAGCGGCACCGGATCGGCGGCGGCGACGGGCGTGCTGCGAATGCCCATGAATACGGCGGCGGACGTCAAGTGTATGACGGCGCGGCTGCAAGCGGACGCGGGGGACGCCGAGCTAGTAACGTGGGACGCACCCAACGCACGGATCAAGATCGGCAATTCGGGGGTGACCCAAATCGATATCGGCGCCTCAACCTCGATAACGAACCTGTTCGGGTCTGCGCAGGTGAATATAACGATCGGAGGCGCACAACTAGTTCGAGTTCTTGCGTCGCATGTGCTGTTTCAGGTGCCTCTGGTAGACGTCAATCAGTCATTCAATTTTGGCGTGCAGGCTGGAGCGAACGCCGCCGCGTTCATGAAAATCCGCGGGCTACAGATCACAACGACGACGGGCACGAACGCGACCACCGGCCTAGTCAGTCTGTACGGCGGCGAGTGTACCGGGGTCGGCGCTACGAGCAACACGGGCGGGCCTGTCGATGTGCGCGGCGGCGCGGCGAGTGGTGCGGCCACGAACGTCGGCAATACCCTGACTCTCGCGGGCGGCGGTGCGACCACAGGATCGACGGCCAACACCGGCGGTGACATCATCGTCAAGGGTGGTCTCGCGACCGGCGGCGCGGGTACGCAGACGCAAGGGATCGGGCGGCTTCAATCCAGCGTCGCAACGGACGTTGCGTTATGGGATTCGAACGCATTCGCGATCCCTACGCTCGCACTCCGTTTCGGCCTTGTCGCTGGTAGCGGCGCCGGTGTCGCGAGCGCGGCGGCGGCGGGGTTGATCCGAATCCCGCGCGGCATTCAGCCGGTAATGAGTTTCCGCAACGAAACGGACACGGCCGATATTGCCGCCATTTCGACGCAGACGAACGCGGCGTTCACGTTTTTCGGTGACGCCGCGTCGGCGGGGACCATCGTGCAGGGCACTTCAATCGACTTCCGACTTTCCGTGGGAGTTAACAAGGTCCGGATCCTCACCGGGGAACTTAGGTGTGATCTGCAACTGATCACAACTTCGGCGACGATCGACGCAGTGATCAAACCTATCAACTCCACCACGGTCGGCGCTACGGGCGTTGCCTGTACGATCTCGGGGCAGCAAATGTCCGCCGCCAGTGGCGCGAATTTGACCGGCGGTATCGGCGGCGTAGTGGGCGGCGACGTCGCAAGCTCGACTACTTGCACCAACGCAGTGGGCGGTGTGGGCTCGCTACGCGGTGGCGACGCGAGCACAGGCACCGCCACGAACATCGGTGGCAACGTCACGATTCGTCCCGGCCGCGGAACCGGAACCGGCGCGGCTAACGGTGCGCTCGATATCCAGAATGGCGCTGGCACGTCACGAATCAAGATCGACACCACAGGGATAGGATTCTACGCGGCGGCAACTGTCGCTCAACCGGCCGACATGGTAGCGATCACGGACTCGACTACGGGCACGATTAGCACGACGCTAAACGACGGCACCGCCGCGTACAGCCAAGCGATCACGAACGACAACAACGCTTCGATACTGACGCAGATCAACAAGATCCGCACCGCGCTACGCAACCTTGGCCTGATGGCCTGACACGAAGGGGAATCCAACAATGAAACAGATCACCGTACCCGCGCCACTTGGCGAAATGACCTTCGCGATCGTCGTGCGCGACGTCGCACTGGCGCAACCGGCCGCACGCGCCGAGCGTCACCATCCGCGTCTTGCCGAATCGATCTACGCGGCGCTCGAATCACCGAACGCGACAAGCCGGATCGTGCTCACGGACGCGGCGCTTGAGTACCTTCTGGAATTGGTCAAGCTGCCCGGCGTCCAGCAACTGCCCTACCCGTTGTCGCGCATGGTCGGGCGCGTGCTCGATGCGTTGTGGGATGCGCGCACGGCGGCGGACGAGACGCCCGAAAAGGCGGCGCCGTAATGGCCACCAAGACGCGCCCGACCGGGCAGGTACTCACCGCCGACGCGGATCCCGATGCGGGCGGGATCCGCTTCTATCCGGCCGACGCGGCGGGTGGTGGGGTACCGCGCGTCGTCGTCCACATTCCCGCACCGGACGGCTCGACGATCGAAACGCACGACGTACCCATGTCGGCGATCACGTCGCTAAATGGCGCACGAAAGATCGCGCTCCGCGACGCGCTTCGCGACATTTACGCCGAGGTGCTGACGCTCAAAGGGTACGCGTGATAGGGTGAGACGATGAACGGCGCACTCATCGTCATCAAACCCACGGGCTCCGAATCGAGCCCGAACGTAGCTCAGCCGGTTGCTGACCGCATCGCGACGCTGCCGCAGTCGTCCGCGGGCAATGCGATGCTCTGGGTAGCCGCTCTGGGAGCGGGCTCCACGATGGACGTCTGGTTCGCCCCCCTGGGAGACTCGCCTCCCACCTGGTTCAAGCTCACCACTGCCGCGGCGATTTCTCCCGGCGACAAGGCGGCCGTGACGCTCCCGCTGGGAAGCGTGCCCGCTGGAATGCCGCTTTTTGTGCAGGTCACGACAATCGGAAGCGCCACGCTGGTCTGCGCGGGGCTCACTCGGGCGTGATGATTGTGCTCGCCCGCATCGTCTGATACCGTCGAACGATATGGCTAAGCTCCCGTTCAGAGTGGCGACGGCAGTGCCGGAGCTAGGACGACTCTCGGATGGGAAGTTTGCGCGCCTCGTCTCTGCGTCGCCTCCGCAGGTGCTCAACAAGAGCACCGCTGGTGTGCGGATGAACGAAGTGCTTCGCGAGGTCGCGGTGCCCGACCGTCTGGTGGGCAAGGGCGCGCCGAAGGATGTCGCGGGACCGAGTGCTGACGCGAAGGCTCCGGTGTACCCGGACGCAATCCCGTGGCCAGCGGCGGGACCGAACAATGACGCCAACCGCAAACCGTTCAAGCTGTAGGAGGCACGACGATGGCGACAGGCGACGGCAAGACTCAAGGTGACGCAAGCACGAGCCCGTTCGGCAACGGTGGCGGCAACACGGCTGGAGGCAACATGGCAGGCAACGACTTCGTGACGAACCCCGGTGGCTCAAAGGCTGGCGGAGCAGGAGCAGATTTCTTGACGAATCCAAGTGGTGCGGGAGCGACGGGTGCGAAGCCGAACATCGCGCAGGCGCCTGAGCAGAAGAAGGGCGAGCCGGTGGACCTGAACAAGCCATCCGAGATCCGCGATGGCGGGAGTCTCGTGCCGCTGCTCGACCGCCCCGATGCGGGTGTGGGCTCCATCGGCAACTCGCGCAAGCCCTTCAAGGGGATCTGAGGTAGCTCGTGGGGCAGGTATCGATCAACGGGACATTCTCAAGCGGACCTGTGCAGGTCGGCGCGGGATTCCCTCAAGCGATCTACACCACGCCCCTCGCCACGAGCGTCACGCCCAAGCCGTACAGCGCGGCGTCGGGCGTGATGCAGCGCCGCGTCGCAGTCGCCTCCCCGAGCTTCGTCACGTTGCAAGGTCTCGGCGCATCCGATGCGGTCGCGCGTTGCGACCTGCTGTACCTTCGCAGCGACGCGCCGCTGATTCTGCGCCTCTCAAATCAAGACCCGCTCAACCCGATGGGCTCGCCACTCGTGGTTGAAGTCCCCGTGGCAGGGCTGGTCATCATGGAGTTCCCGGCGTCGTCCCCCCTCGTGCTTCTCGAAGCGCAGGGATCTGCGACGGTGGAGTATGCCGTTTCTGGACAGTAGGAGATTCACATGGCCGAGATAATTCAGCAGACGATCAACCGAGCAGACCTCAACACCATCGCGGATGTGCTCCGCTCGCTCAAGTTCGGCGACATCCTTCGGAGTCTCCCGACCACGATCCGCAGGCGCGCCGCGGCGCTCTCTGCATCTCTCGCCGCGACGGTTCACGCCGTCAGTGGGCAGGCGGAGAACGCTCGCGCGAACTCCATCCTGTCCGCATACGGTCGCGTCGGTGGCGTGGCTGCTGTGAAGCTCGTCGTCGTTACGTACCCACCGACTGCGACGAAGGACGTCGCAATCGCCCCGAACGGCGCAATCGCGACGCTCGCAGCCGATGCGTGGACCGACATGGACGTGTCCTACACGGTGGAGCCGGGCGATGTGGTCGAGGTGATCGCGAACGTCGTGACCAACACTCTCACGTTGCCAGCGAACATCACGGCGCTCGGGGCGGTCATGCTCATCGAGGCGGAAGCCACGACGGCGAGCATCACGGGCGTGAAGATCGTGGACGCAGTGGGTACCGCTCCGGCGACGCTCCACGCTGCGCTCAACGCCGCGAAGACCGGCATCGCATTCCACGCCACCGACGCCGTGACGGTCGCTCGCGTGCGGCTTCTCGTCGCATCGAGTGTTGACGTGAGCGCCTCGCTCGCGGCCACCGATTCGGTCTATCTGTAATCACAACGCTCAACGGGAGTAGAGCAAGAACATGAGCCTCACCAATTCGCCAGACGCGGGGACGCCCGCAGCCACACCGAGCATCGTTCGTGGGTCGAACACCGGGGAGTCATTCGCGGCTCCCACGGTGACGGACCCCGCAGCACCGGCCGCGCCTGCGGCGGCGGCACCGGCCGCGCCTGCTCCGGTTGCCCCTGGAGCGGGTGCGCCTGTTCGGCGTGTTCACACGCTGGACGACGCGGCGCTGAACGACCGCCTCGTGCGCGCCAAGCGCCAGGGGCTCATCGACACGTTCGGCACCACCGACACGGACGCGATCAAGGCGAAGCTCGCCAAGGCTGACGCGCTCGAAGCGGAAGCTGAAGCGCGCAAGCGCGAGCAGATGAGCGAGGTCGAACGCCTCAAGCACGACCTCGCGGTGGCGAACCAGACGGCGCAGCGCGCTCGGGCGGAGGTGCACACGGTGCGCGAACGCCAGATGGTGCAGGAGCAGCAGGGCGTCGTGGAGCGCATCGCGTCTCGACACGTCGCGTCTGCGTACGTTCAGGACGCGGCGTTCCTGTTCGCCAAGCACCTGCGCGACAACGTGCAGCCCGCGGACCTCGCGCGCTACACGGACAAGGATATCGCGAAGTGGTTCCAGACCTTCGCATCGCGTCGCCCGGCGTTTGCCGCGAGCACGCAGGCGCGTACGAAGGTGCGTGCGCCGGTGGGCTCACCTGCACCGGCTCCGCGGCCCAACGCCCCGGCGTCCGCGCTCGTAGCGCCCGCTGGCGGTGGTGGTCGAACGATTCGCCCTGGACAGCCCAACAGCATGTCTCGGGAAGAAGCGCGGGCGGAAGCTCGCAAAAACGGTTTCACCTGGTAGAGAAAACAGTCTCGAACTGAGTCGCAGCACCACGCTCACGCCAGCGGTTAATCGGCGGGTCACGCGCGGCGACGAGTACGAGAGCACGCAACCCAAGCATTCACGGAGACAACTCACATGGCTCTCATTCTCGGCATCCCCCCCGCGGTCATCAACCTCGTTCAGCAAGGGCTTCTGGAGCGCGCGTTCCACGACGGGCTCTATCCCTCACTCCAATTCCGCGCAGAGGCGATGGTCGAGGAGTGGGCAGCGAACACCGGCACGGAACAGTTCATGTCCCGCCCCGGTCTGCTCGCGCCGATCACCAAGCCGCTCGCGCCCGGCAATGACCCCATCCCGCAGGCGGTGGCGTACGAGCAGTGGATCGCGACGCTCAACCGCTTCAGCGGAACCATCGACACGCACATGCCGACGTCGGCAACGGCGAACGCGAACCTGTTCCTGCGCAACATCCACCAACTCGGATTGCAGTCGGGGCAGTCGCTCAACCGCATCCCGCGTAACGCGCTGTTCCAGGCGTATCTCTCGGGGCAGACGCTCACCACGGTGGCGGGGCTCGCGGGCGACACGTTCGTTCGCGTCGCTGCGCTCAACGGCTTCACCACCGTCGTGCTCGCGAACGTCACGGTGCGACCCGCCACGGTGTCCGTTGCGACGCCGCTGCCCATCACCATCACGGGCGTCGCTGGCACCCGCAACGTGATCGGCTTCTCGGCGGACAACCCCGACGACCTGAACGGTCCCGGCACGCTCTCGCTGGACGCCGCGCTCGGCGCCGGTATCGCGGCGCGAACCCCGGTGCTCTCGTCGGCCAAGCCGCAGGTCATCCGCTCCGGCGGCGGCACCTCGGTGGACGCCATCGGCGCGGGCGACGTGTTCGCGTTGCAGGACGCGATCAACGCCGTGAACCGGCTGCGGCGCTTCAACGTGCAGCCGCACGAGGACGGCTACTACCACGCGCACATCTCCCCGGACTCGAACTCCCAGGTGTTCACTGACCCGGCGTTCCAGCGGCTCAACACCGCTCTGCCGGACCACCACATCTACCACGAGGGTTTCATCGGGACGATTGCGGGCATCATGTTCTTCATGAACACGGAGTCTCCCGACTCGCTCAACTGCGGTGCGCTCACCGCGACGGGCACGACCGCGCGGTACGCGGAGGACATCGGCGCGGAGGTCATCAACGAGGGCAACGTGCGCGTGGGTCGCATCCTCGTGACCGGCCGCGGCGCGCTGTACGAGAAGTGGCTGCCGGGCAGCAACTACATCAGCGAGGCGGGCATCACCGGGAAGATGGGCGAGTTCGACGTTGTGAACGCCGGGCTCACCATCCAGACGGAGCGCATCGACCTCATCCTGCGCGCGCCTCTCAACCGGTTGCAGGACACGGTTGCGGCGACGTGGCAGATCAGCACCGCGTTCCCGGTGCCGTCTGACGTGACGAGCGGGACTGGACCGGAGCGGTTCAAGCGCGCCATCGTCATCGAACACGCGCTCGGCTGAGCGGTGAGTGACGGGTAGGGGGAGACTCTTGCCCGTCGCTTGAAAGGACGAACATGGCCACCAAATTTCTCATCAACAACGTGACCGCTGGTACGGACGTGCATTACGCGGGATCGTCGTACGACACCGTGAAAGATGCGGCTGACATCGCGCTGATTGCCAGCGTGGGCGGGAATCTGTTCGCCTCGACGGCGGGGCTTATCGTGGCGGCGGAGATCGCGACTGGAATCCGCCTTCGTGGCGGCGACCCGGTTGGGATGGAGTTCGTCATGATCGGCGCGGTGGACTTCGCCGCGGCGACTGCTGCGGCCGTTGCTGCACAGGCGACGGCTGACGCGGCTGTTCCGAAGGCGAGCGTGCAGACCGGCTCCACCGTTCTGGTCGCTGGCGTCAAGAGCATCGCGACGGCGAACATCACGGCGGGCAGCGTGGTGATGGCGTTCCCGGCTGGACTCGCTGGTGGAACTCCCGGTTCGCTGACGACCGGGACGGTTGTGGTGGGCGCTCCCGGCTCGTTCATCATCACGAGCAGCAACGTGCTTGACACGAGCACCGTGCGCTGGCTGGTCATCGGCTGAGCGTTTCGTGATAGGCTGTGCCTGACCGGCTCCGGCGTTACGACGTCGATCCCCCTCCCGTCGCCGCTGGAGTCGGTCATTTCTCATGCCGCCCAAGACTGGTTCCAAGCGCCTCGCGGAAGGTTCAAGTGGGACCGGCGGGCGTGGCCCCGTTGCGGAGATCCTGGCGATGCAGGATCGACTCGTGAAGCAGGGCTGGAGTCGCAAGAGCGCGGGCGAGGCGGCGGAGTACGCGGTGACGGCGCGGAGTAGCGGCGCTGGTGCAAGCGGGGCGGGCGCGATGGGCGAGCCCCTGGTGGCGTGGGCGAACGCCGCGGGACCAGAGGTGCGCGTCCCACAGGTGGAGCAGACGACCAGCTACACCTGCGGCCCGGCTGCGCTACGGGCCGCTCTGCTCGCGCTCGGGGTGACGGTGAGCGAGGACAAGCTCGCGGCTCTGGCGCACACGACGGCGGCGGGGGGGACGAGCGCGGACGGACTCGCGGAGGCTGCCGAGGAGCACGGCGTGGAAGCCGATGTGCGGGACGGCTACACGCTGGACGAACTCGCGGCGGCTCTCGATGACGGGAGCGTCGCGCTCTGCTGCATTCAAGCGACGAGCGAGGCGGCGGACACGTCGCACTGGGTTGTGCCGGTCGCGGTGAAGGTGGACTCCATGTCGGTGCGGCTGATGGACCCCTGGGTCGAGAACGCGCATTCGACGGTGACGCTGGACGAGTTCGAGGAGCGGTGGCACTGCCTGGACGAAGGCGAGGAAGTGGACGGGCTCGTGGTGTTGCTGCGCGGGGCCGCTCCCGCACGTATCGCGCTGACCCTCCCCACGTTGGCGATGGAGTGATACTGTCCACGACGGAGGTTCCCGAATGGCCAGAAAACAACGACTTGATGACCCGAGCAGCGACCCGTACCTGACGACACCCACGTCGATGCAGGTGGGTGCCCCCGAACCGGAGGTGCCGCTCATCGACCAGTCGCCGCTCATCGGCGACGCGACGGCGCGAGAGCGGCGCGACATCCACGTGACTCCCCCGAAGCGGTGGACGTTGATCGCGGGCGGTGTGTTCACGGTCCACGGGTTCCGCACGACGATGCGCGCGGGCAAGGTGCTTGACGAAGCGAACTTCGACATCCCGTTTCTCACGGGGCAGGGCGCACAGCTTCGCGCGGTGGAGTAGCGCGTGAACGACTGCGCGAGCCGCCACGACTTCCACGTGGGAGACGACTTCACGGTCGGCTCCCACGATGGGTTCGTCGCCGGGCGACCGTGCCCGGTGGCGGGGCTCTCGCTTCTCTTGTTCCTGGCGCAGCATGACGCGGACGTGCGGCGCGGCGTGAGCACGTTGACGCTCCCGAGTTTGGAGAACTGATGGCGCAGAACAGCTTCACGCAAGAGGAGAAGGTGCGCATTCGGCATCACATGGGCTATCTGAACGTGGACGCGGTTCAGACGTTCGTGCTCGGCTCTCCCGCGGGAGTCGAGACGCAGTTCATCATCGAGGGTGCGATGAACCGCGTGTTGCCGGAGGCTCTGAGCCTCGTGCGTAACATGCTCGCGAAATGCGATTCCGTTGAAGCGCAGATGCTCGACAATCAAGAGCTTCTGGCGGTGATGGCAGTGGGGGAGATCAGTGTGCGTCAGGACGAGTTCCAGGCGTTGCAGCACCGATACCACTACTGGCGCAACGGGCTTGCTAACGCCCTGGGCTGCTACACGAACTCGTTTGATAAACGGTTCGAGGGCACCGGGCTCAACGTCTCGGTGAGGCACTGATGCTGCGCTCCATCCTCGCTGGCGCGGGACTTGGGCTCGTGCTGTTCGGCGCGTGTACGCCTGAGCGCCCTGCGTGTTCTGCGCAGACGCTTGCGACCATCGAGGTCGCGTACATCAACGAGGCAATCGCGCACTGCACGGGGGAGACCTTCAGCGAGTGCAAGGCGCTCCCCGGCATTCGCGACAAGTACAGAGTGAAGCGCGCGGAGTGGGAGCGTTGCAAGTGACCGCGCTGCGCTGGGTGCTCGCGGTATTGCTCGGTGCGCTGGACGACTTTCGCGGCATTGGAAGGCGCTCGTGATGATTCTCGAAGACCTCATCCTGCTCATCTCGAAACTACCCCCCGGCGCGTTCGATGCCTTGGGGCGCCTGGTGTCCGCGCTGTTCTTGCATGACGACCCCGAGCGCGCGGCGGAGCGAGCCGCGGTGGCCATCGCGAGCGAGGCGACGGCGGACGAAGCGATCCGAAAGGTGCTGGAGCGACGAACATGAACAAGCTAGCGACGTGGGCAGGCAAGGTGAGCGGGTCGCGCTACCCGACGAGCGGTCGCGGCAAGCGGAGCGGCGGCACCACGTTCTCGTCGAAGGAGGCGCTGGCGACGTATGCGCGCCAGCACCCGAAGGCGGACATGAGTAAGCACTCGGTGGCAGCGAGCGCGCCGAAGGCGGCTCCGCCCGCGGCGGCTCCCACGGCGCAGCCGCTCACCACGCAGGCGGCTGCGCTGCGCGGTGCGCCAGCACCGCAGGCAACCGCGGGGGCGACAGCCATGAGTGAGCGCGCGAACGCGACGAACACGGTGGGCGCGCATCGTGCGGCAGCGGTCGCGCATGGCGCGGCGAGGGAGTCGCACGCGCTCGCAGGGAACACCGCGGAGGCAGCGCATCACGCGAGTCAGCAAGCTCTGCACACCGACAAGTATCGAGCGCCGCGGACGCCGCGGGGAGCGCGACCGGAGCGGGCGGCACCTACGGCGGCACCTACGGCGGCACCCGCGGCGGCACCCGCGGCGGCACCGACCGCGCCGCTTCCGGCAGCGGGTTCGTATGAGCACTCGCGGCGTGAGGAAGTGGCCAAGAGCGCGGCGCAGGGTGGTGAGCGTGAGGCGTCGCGTGGAGCAGATGCGATGCGAGCGGGGAAGGCCGGGCTCGCCGCGAACCACTACATGAAGGCGGCGACGAACCATCTCGCACTCCATCCCACGCACGGATCGCTGGAGTCGCAGATCACGAAGGCGGAGTCGGCCTTGTCGAGCGCCGCGGCGGCACTCGACCGCGTGACAGACCGTGCATCTGCGAACCGGCTGGATGCCTCGATGAGAGAAGCGAAGGGCGTGGTCGCGAGCATGAAGAAGTTTGCGGCGATGAAACCGGAGCAGCGCGAGGCGGAAGTGATCAAGCGGAACCAAAACTCGCGCATGAGGTGATAGGCTCTAGCCGTGCCCGTCCCCAAGCCGCTCAACCCGTACCAGGCGAAGGCGACGCTCGCCAACCGTCTCGGGCGCGTCGCTGACCGGCTGCGGCAGTTCAGCACGAGCTTCGGGCTCCGCCCCTACCGCATCTTCCTGGTGTGGTCGCGCTTCTCGGGCGACGAGCGCGGGGAGGGGAGCGAGCGGGAGATTCAGCGTATCGAGATCCTACCGACGCCGCGGTGCGCGGAACTCACGTCGTTGCAGGCGAGCGGGTACGCGCCTGGCGTACTGAGCACGGGGACGTTGCGCGTGGACCTCATCAGCGTGCACTTCGCGGAGAGCACGTTGAACGGGACGCAGATCCCCGGAGTGGGGCAGGACTTGGGGAGCTACCCGAACGACGTGGACTTCTGGTGGGAGCTTCAGAGCGACGCGCGCGGACTCGACATCCCGGTGCCGCTCCGGTTCCGTCTCGGCGCGTCTCCGGTGTTGCTCCCCGGTCAAGTCGGGTGGGCGGTGGTGTTGGAGAAGCAGGAGGAGCCGACGCGCGCGCGGGACCAGTTACCGCCGTTCGCGGACAGGTGACGCCATGCCCGTGATCTCCATCAAGGACGCTGCGGCCTACTACGCGAAGGACGGGCCGCTCGCCAAGCAGATGCAGGGGGCGGCACTCAAGGGTCTGTACTCGGCGGTGCTGCGCGGGAAGCAGCTACTCGTGACGCGGGAGATCCCGAGCAAGACGCCACCGCCCGTAGACAAGGGCATCTACAAAGCGGGATGGCAGGTGGAGAAGCTGCCGAAGGGCGCGGCGCTCTACAACGCGGTGCCGTACGCTGCGGCCATCGAGGAGGGCGTGCCCGCGAGCAACGTGGTGCTCTCGTACAAGTTCCAGACGATGCTCACGGAGTGGGTGATGCGACATGGCGGCGGACGCACGGCGGCACCGCTCGTCGCGGGCTCTGGTGGAGGTGGGCAGCGCCCGGTGGTGAATCGAACGGGTGTGGCGCGTGACCCTGCGGCGGCGCGCTTCCAAAGCGAGAACCCTGCGGCGTGGGCGAGCGCGGGAGCGATCATGCACGCGCTCAAGAAGCGCGGCATCTTCAACCGCGGGCGCGGACTACAGGTGCTCTCCATGTTCGCGAAGAACTCGATGCCTGCGGTCATCCGTGAGGAAGTGGAGAAGGCGATGCAGAAGGCGGTGGGCAAGTGAGCACGCGACGAGACGACCGCGTGGTGGCGCCTCCCCCTACGGTCACGGCGTCGCAGCTCGACACGCCACCGCCGTCAGCGCCGTTGCCGAACATCGACGCGAGGACGCACGCGCTGCGGCGCTTCGCTCAGTGGCTCTCGTCGTTGCGGTACATGCGGACGATGGCACCGGGGCAGCCTGCCCAGGAGTTCGCTATCGAACCCGAGCGCGTGTTCATCGAGCAGCCCGACAGCGTGGAGAACTTGGCGATGCCCGCCATCGGCATCATCCCCGGTCGGGGTCAGTACCTCGTGCGAGGGCTCGGCGGCGCGGACGTGGACGACAGCACGTACGGCATCGCGGGACCGCACACGGCGCTGATGACGCTGTACGACTACCAGGAGCCGATCACGGTGGAGGGATGGGGCTCGAAGATCAGCGAGCGTCGCAGCATCATCGCGGCCATCGAGGTCGCGATGGGGAGCTACGTGGGGTCCACGGACTTGCGGCTGGTGCTCCCCGAATACTTCAACAGCGTGGCCACCTTCACGCTCAACGAGCGGGAGAACGTGGACGACATCGAGATCGTGAGGGGGCGGCGGCGCGTGCATCTGTTCATCCAGATGACGGTGCCGGTCGTGGCGGTGGCGAAGGCCACGCCGATGCTTGGCCCGTACGTGCAGGCGACGGTGACGGAAGCGAACGGGTTCTCGGTGGCGGGCGGGTACGCGGGACAGGCGGCGCTTGCGGCGCGGCTGGCGGAGTCGAGTGCCCGCGGCGGGGCTGCCGGGCTGGCGGTGTTTCGCCTCACGCCGGACCAGGCGCGGGTCGTGGCGCGGGCGGCTCGGGGGTTGACGGTGGCGCAGAGCATGGCGCTCACCGACGATTACCTGCTGGCGTTGGTGCAGGTAATGGCGGCCGAAGCGGGGAGTCTAGAGGCCTGGACGGGGCGCCCCCCGTACTCTCCGGGCGACGTTCCTGCTCGCGCGTTTCTGCGGAGTTTGCATCGGGGTGGTGGTGCGTGACACGATGCGAGGCGCCCCCTCGCAGGAGTTCCCATGAGCGTCTTCATTCGTCGATTCACTTCGGACCCCGGTAACTCCACGCTGCTCGACATCGAGAGCGTCAACATCCTCGACCTCGCGCCCCCTGGCGTGATCACGGGAGTCGGGAGCGGCACTGCGCTGCTCGTCGGGGAGTTCGAGAACGGTCCATTTGAGACGACGGAGGAAGTCACGAGCGGGACCGACCTCGTTCAGCGGTACGGAGGCTTCGGCTACACGTATGCGGGCGTAGTCGCCAACAACCCGAGCGCGCGAGCGCGCAAGGCGGACGGCGCGCTGACCGCCGAATACTGGAACGGCAACGCTGCCATCGCGCTCAACAACAAGCGGTTCGCGCGTCTGCTCGTCTCGCGCGTTGACACGAGCGTTGGCGCAGTCGAGTTCACCCGGCAAGCGTCGGTGCTCGGCGCCTCGACTCCCACGTTCAGCCTCGTGCCGAACGCGGTGTTCGCGTACTTCTACGGGACGCTGGGGGCAGCGTTCACGGTCGAGAGCAACACGTTCACGGCGGCTGCTGCCGTCTACACGACCGGGAACGGCGTCTATCCCAGCACGTTCGTCGGCGGCGAGACGATGGTGCTTACCATCGACCAGGGAACGCCTCGGCAGGTCGGGCCGATCACCGTCACCTTCTCCGCGACGGATTCGACGCACGCGCAGGTAGTCGCGCGCATCAACGCAGCGGTGGGCTACACGTGCGCGGCGGTCGCGACGCTCACCACGACGTTCACGGGTCGAGTGCAGGGATCGACCGGACACGTGGCGATCATCTCGGCGAGCGCGCTTGTGCTCACCGCGCTCAACGCGGCCATCACGTCGGTCGCTGGAACGGGCAACGTCGGGGACATCACCGCCGTTACCGTCACGGAAGTGAACGCCGTGTGCAGCGTCACGGGCGTTGCGTTCGACCGCGACGCGAGTGGCGCGCTTCGGTTGCACGCGACCGCGACCACGGTCACGCACGTCGGCGCGATGGACACCTCGGCGGTCTCGGCCATCCGCGCCACCGCGCTCGGGTTCGATACCGGGCCGGTGCAGACCACGGTGACGCAGGTCGCGACCGGTGCGATGTCCGCGCAGCCTGACGGGTTCGCGGCGTATTCGCTCAACAGCGGCGCGTACCCGACCACGTTTGTTGGCGGCGAGACCTTGATCCTAGGAGTCGATGACGAGCCGACCGTCACGGTCACATTCCTCGTCGGCGACCAGAGCGATGTGCAGGTGGCGGCGCGCATCAATGCGGCGCTCGGGTTCACGTGCATGGTGGGGGCCACGACGTATCAGACGTTCACCGGGCGCTTGAATGGCGGACGGATTCGCGTCATCGGTGGGAGCGCGCTGGCGCTGGACGCCATCTTCGGCGTCTTGCCCGGCGATGTGCCGATGACGTTCTCCGCGAACGCGAACTCCGCGCAGACGATTGCTGCGGGGACTCGCGTGCAGAACGTCGCGCAGAGCGCAACGTGGGTCACGATGCAAGACGTCTCTGTCCGCGCGACCGGGACGAACCCGCTCACGAGTGCGCTCGCCAGCGGGCCGTACTCCGTGAAGGTTCGCCCCGCGACGGACGACGGCACCGGGGTTGCCGGTACGGCGTCCGGCGTGACGGTTCTCCCGGCACCCATCTCCGGCGCGTGCTTCACCGTGACCAACCCGGTCGCGCTGACGGTCGCGCTGACGGAGGCGCAGATTGACGCGAAGTATGTCGCGGCAATCGAGGCGACGAACTCCGTGGACACGGTAGCGTCGCAGGACAATCTGATTTGGGTAGCGCGACAATCGAACGCGGTACGCAACGCGCTTCGACAGGACGTGAACGACGCGAGTGCGAACGGGTGTCTCGGTCGCACGGCGCAGATTCGCCCCCCGTTGTCCACGACGACTCGCGCGGTGGCGACCGGAGCCGGAGCGCCAGGCGTCAACGCCTACCGCGACGAGCGGGTGGTCTATTGCTTCCCTGGTGTGCAGACGTACGTGGCGGCCATCGCGGCGCGCGGTCTCGCTGGTGGCGCGGGCTTCACGGCGGACGGCGTGATTGACGTCGGCTCTGACGGGTTCCTGACGAGCATCTGTTCGCAGCTTGCGCCGGAGGAAAACCCAGGGCAGCAGACGACGTACGCGCGCGGGGCTCTCGGCATCGAGGCGAACAACCCCGATGTGCAGAACATGCAGATCGCGGACTACATCACGTTCCGCGCGAACGGCATCGCGGCTCCGCGCATGTCGGATGGCTCGATCATTTTCCAGAGCGGCGTGACCTCGGTGAACCCGAGCATCTATCCGCAGTTCAGGAACATCGCGCGGCGGCGCATGGCCGATTACATTCAGGACTCGCTGGCCCTGCTTCTCAAGGGCTACGGGAAGAAGCTGAACACGCCGTCTCGGCGCGCGGGCGTCCTGTCAGTGACGCGCACGTTCATGGTGACGCTGCTTTCCCCCGGCAACGCGGCGGCGCAGCGCATCGATGGATTCAAGCTCGACCCGGTGGGTGGGAACACGCCGGAGACGCTGGCGCTGGGATTGTTCCGGCTCATCCTTAACGTCCGCACGTTGTCGTCACTCGACAGCATCGTGTTGCAGGCGACGGTCGGGGAACAAGTAGACGTGAGCGAGGCGGCGTAAGCCGCATCAGGAGCAGGACATGGCAAGCAATGATTCACGTCTAAGGGGCCAAGAAGTCGAGGTCAGGATCTCCCTCAACGGGAACCTGCAAGACACCATCACGGCCATCGCGTCGTTCGAGGAGACGTTCAAGCTGGAGAAGAAGGAGGACGGTTTCCTGGGCGAAGTCACCAACCGTTACGATCACATCTTCAACGGCATCGACGGCAAGTGCGAGTTCCAGGTGAACAGCGCGGACTGGATGACGTTCCAGAACGCGGTGAAGGCGCAGGCGCAGCGGAAGCAACCCGCGACGGTGATCAACCTCGTGCGGACAGACTACTACTCAAGCGGACAGACGGCGGTGATCACCTACGCGAACTGCAAGTTCGGGGCGATGCCCACGAGTGTCGCGGGTCGCGGTGAGTTCGTGAAGGTGTCGCTGGACTTCTCGTGCAGTGACCGCGACGAGCAGATCACGTCGGTCGGCATCTAAGACAACGCTGCGCGGGTGACGGCTCGCGCGGTGTAAAAAGGATCGGCCAGAACGAGAGCCACGATGACGGTCGGGGCACCTCCCCTCGCGCTGGTCGGTCCTCTACTCGAACGGGAGGATACGATGGAGGATACGAGACGACTGGTGGCGGACGAGACGGAGCCGGAGACGCCGATGGCGGTGGTGCCGGAGGAAGCGGCGACCCCGCGCCTCCCTGCGGCTGACGGGAGTGACGTGCCGGAGTGGGCAGTGGTGCCGAAGGACTTGCGGCCCCCGAAGGGGCGGCAAGTCATCTTCCTTCGCATCCCCGCGAAGATGACTGATGCACCCCTCAAGGGGGAGCGTCAGTGCATCGTGTGGACGCTCTCGGACGGCGACGAGAAGCTAGCTGCGGAGCGGTGTGAAGGGAAGGCCGGGCGCGCGTCTGCGGAGTACACGAAGCAGATGATTCGTTCGGTGGACGGTCACGTGGCGTCGTGGATGAAGGCTGGTGGCCCTGGGTCGCTGGACGAGTTCTGGCGCGAGATTGGCGGCAAGGGTCGCAACCTTCTGATGCGCGTCTACTCGCAGTTGCACCTCGCGGATGATGAGGAGCTTCGGGATTTTTTCGAGAACTGCATCGCTGTTCGCACGGTGGGCTGATGCAGACGGCAGGCGGAGAGGTGCGCGACGCGGAGCAGATCCGAAAGGTGATTCGCAAGCTGGCGAACACCACCGGGGAGCCGCTCATCGACGTTCACTTCTCCGCTGTGTTGGACACCGTGCTCGACCCGGTAGAGCTAGAGCGGCAGCGCATCCGGCGACACGTGTTCCTGGCGCGGTTCGCCCGGCAGAGCTTGCTCGGGTGGGAGGACATTGAGGGGCGCGTGGTGCGGAAGTACGTGTCGGTGCTCGCGGAGTTCTTGCGCGAGGAGGGCGACGCGGTGAAGCAGGCTGCGCAGCGCGGGAGCGCGGAGGCGTAGCCGATGGCCAAGACTGAGATCCGCGCAGAGTTCAAGCTCGACGACATGGCGAGCGCGTCGCTGACGAAGATCCAGGGGGGCTTCGGGAAGCTGACGGGAACGATCAACAACGCAACGTCATCACTCGGGGACTTCCTCAAGCAGACGGCGGCGGTGGCCATCGGCGTGAACCTCGGGAACATCATGGGGTCGATGAAGGACGTGGCGACCTCCGCATTCCGTTCCGCGGTGGACGCGGACATGCAGATGCGCGCGCTGACGCGGACGATGGAGGGGCTCTCGTCTACTCGGGGGCGGAGTCTGTCGAGTTTCCAGAACGAAGCGAAGGGCGTGTATACGGCGCTCTCGGACATCGCGCGGGTGTCGGGCGTGGCGCGCGGGGAGATCGTGAAAGCGTTTCAGGACGCAGGCGCGAACACGGTACTGACCGGCGCGAAGCTGACGGAGTTCGTGGGCAAGGCTGCGCTCATCTCGCGGGGCATGGGTGTGCCGGTGCAGGAGATCACGGCGGGCTTCGAGTCGCTGCGGAAGAACATGGTGGACGCGAGCAACCCGATGGTTGCGCTGGTGAAGCAAGCGAACCTGATGCGCGGGCACTCCGAGCGCATCGCGATGAAGATGCAGATGATGGGACGGGGCGGGATGATTCGGCTGGCCGAGAAGGCGATGGGGATCATGGCGGAGCGCGCCAAGAGCATCCCGCTGACGTTCGACGAGATGGGCGCGCAGCTTGGGGACATGAAGGACGACATGCTGAAGCTCATCGGGGGGCCGATGGTGAACACGTTGCGTCCGCTGTTCGAGCGGTTCACGGGGTACGTGACAGCGAACCGCGGGGCCATCGCGGCGTACGCGGAGACGATGGGGAAGCAGGCGGGCGTCTGGATTGAACGCGCCACGAAGGCGGCGCAGGAGGGCTTCGGGTATCTCCGCTCGCACGCGCAGGAGATCGGGCAAGCGGTGGAGCGCGCGTTCGACTACGCGAAAAGCATTTTCCAGTGGATGCTCGACCACAAGCTAGCCATCGGCGGTGCGATGGTTGCGTCGAAGGTCGCGCCGATGGCGGGCAGCGCAATCGGTGGTGCGATGGCGCTTGGCAAGGCGCTGCAAGGGCTTTCGAGCGTCGGCCTTCCCGGTCTCGGGGTAGCAGCGGGAGGCGCGGCCACGGGGCTGCTAGGCATGACGGTGGCGCTCGGTGCGTTCGCGCTGATGGTGGGCGGGCTCGGGCTCGCATTCGATCAAGCGCGCAAGCTGGTGAGCGAGTGGAAGCCTGCGGGGAGCGAGGACCAGAAGGCGCGCGAGGGCGCGCTCACCGGAGTCGCTGCGGACTTCACGGTGTGGGACGACAAGCAGCAGAAGGCGTTCAGCGTTCTCCGGCAGAAGATCGTGGATGGCGCGCTGGCGATGGGGCAGAACTCGCGCGTCGCGGGCGAGGCAGCGGACGCGGCGTACAAGCAACACGTCGCGCTCGCGAGTGCGACGCGGGGGATGCAGGAGGCGTCGAAGATTGCGCAGGGCATCCCGGCGGACATCGGAAGCATGGCGGAGGGCGCTGCGCTGGATGCGGCCATCCAGGCGCAGGTGGGAGCGAGTCGCGCGTTCACGGAGTCGTTCAACGCCATCGGTGCGAGCGGCAACAAGGCGGCGCAGAGCGCGGCGGTGGAGATCCTGCGCGGCAACAAGTCGCTGCAAGAGTCGCTGCTCAAGACCGGGACGGAGATGGGGCTGTCCCTGGACAAGCTGGCGGAGATCGTGGGCGACAAGCTCGGGGACTTCGGGGACAAGCTCAAGAAGCAGGCGGGGCTCGACGAGCAGGCGAAGGCGACGGAGGGGAAGGGGGCGGTGCCGACGCAGGTGTTCAACGGCGGGCAGACGTTCCAGATCAAGCAGGATTTCCGCGACCAAGACCCCGACCGCATCGCGGTCATCTTCCAACGGGACATCGCGCGGGCGGCTGAGAACCGTCTGCAAGGTGGGACCGGCGGAGCCTTCGGGGCGTAGTCTCGACAGGCGCACGGACACGCAGTACCCTCAACGCAACGGACTGGAGATTCACATGAAGATCGTCGTCATCGCAGACCCAGAGTCACTCCCCCCGGAACTGTCCGACAACCCCGACGTGGTGATCGTCCCGCCCGATGCGGTGGACGAAGCCACGATGGCGGCGCTCGATGACGCGAGCGGCGGACTGCTCGGCAGCGGAGAGGGCGCGCTGGAAGACTGGGCGGGCGAGGAGGAGAAGGAGCCCGAGCACAGTGGCTCGGGTGAGGATGACGAGGACGGCGGCGAGGGTCGCGGTGAGGACGACATCGCCGAAGGCGGCGAAGGTCGCGGCGAGGATGACGAGGAGAAGGGCGGCGAGGGTCGCGGTGAGGACGAGGACGAGGACAAGAGCGGCGAAGGTCGGCGCGGTGGACGCGGTGGCAACCCGTTCGAGCGCGACGCGCGGCAGGACTCCGGCAGTGGTCGGCGCGCTGGTCGCGG